GCAATTATTGTTGATACTCCGACTATAATGCCGACCCAGGATTCTATTGACATATATCTTTAATTATATAACATTTTTAAACTCGGCGGTAAAGTTCTCGGCAAAATAGAGGTTTTATCACGGCGGTAAAATAGAGGACCCATCCACACCCATGCACTAAAAGTGCAATATGTGGACACATTCTCGGTTTTCGTGATATCATTGATACATGGGAGACGATGTAAAGTTTTTAGACCTGTTTGATCCAAACCAGCCTAGGTCCGATAAAGAGATTATCGATGACAGGCTGGCTATTTGTAACCAGTGTCCGTGGCTTAACAAGGCATTGCAGAAATGTCGTAAGTGTGGGTGCTTTATGCATTTGAAAACTACTCTCCTAAACGCAAAGTGTCCAATTGGAAAGTGGTAGGTATGAAAAAAGAAACTCTAGCTCCAGGCATTGTCCTGGTTCGTGACGTAATCCCAGGGTATGAGCAGCTCATTCCTTACATTGAAATGTCCGTGCAAATGGGGCAGGTAGACTGGGAAAAGGCAGACGTAAGATCTTATGAAGAAAACGAACGGTCTACAAACGACAGCGTAAGAGATACACATATCATTGGTATTCCCCATAACTACATGTACCAAGACCCAAATATCCCAGATCTTTCCTTTCAGGATAGAATGAACTCTATCTTTACAATGTTCTTTGGGCAACACGAACTTGAGTATGCTAAAGAGTACAAGGCTTTGATGTCAAAACACGAGTCGTATTCTATTTTGAGATATCAAAGAGGTCAGCACTTTGCAGAACACATCGATGACCACCCAGACCGCATCAGAAGAGTGTCTACCGTCTACTTTATGAATGATACATATTCAGGAGGAGAGTTGGAGTTTCCACGATTTGAACTAAAGATCAAGCCAGAACCTAATTCTATGCTTCTTTTCCCCTCTAACCACGTATACAATCATATTGTGCATCCTGTAATTGAAGGTGTTAGATATTCTGTAGCGAGCTTTGTGGGATAAGGGATCAAGCAAGCTTGACCCAATACCGTCGAAAGTTTAAACCATGCTAATGAGAATTATCAAATTTATCAAATATTACTTCGAACCTAGTGATAAATACGTTAGGGCTTTAGCATATAAGGCAGCTAAGAGGCATTTCTCTACACCTGTTAGGACATCAGATAATCCATACCCCAGGATTTATGAATATGATCAGAGGAGAGCTGCTTTCTTGAGATATCAAAGATCGTTTAATCATTCGTACCGCTGGAGATATGCTAAGGATAAAGCTATAAATGTATCAGTAGAGTGATACAAATATAGATTTGTTATAATTCTGTTACATTTCATACCGTGCAAAATCTGAAAAATTTTATATTTGGAAAAATCTGAATATTTTTTAGAGATGTATGATACACGTTCTACGCCACAAAACCCAAATATATAGTGCGACCACAGCTAGCTACTGGTGCCAGCCAAATAAATAAAAAAGATCGATCCACTACGGCGTGTCGAGTTGTTCAATGTCCGTGCCATCTGTTAGTATTTATTTAGTTAGGAAAGGAAAAGAAATGGCTACCAAGGGATACACACTAAACGAGATGAGGAACTTTGGTTTCTTTGAGTGGACTGAGATTGCTCGTGAGTCAGTATCGGTTGAGGGTTGGGGTTGCCAGTCCTATGACGACTGCCCTTGCTGTAACTGTGACGACACTGTTGTTGCTAAGGTAACCTATGCTCGTCCTCGTTGGTCAAAGTCTGGCAAGCGTATGGTTGAGGACATTGACTCATTCTATGTTTGCTCTGCTCACGCATAAGTGTCAGACCCCTCACCTAAACTAATAGTATCAAGAAAGGATACAACTATGGGATTCGGATTGGCTATGCTGACTAAGGCGGTAATGACTAAGCGTGTATTGGGTAAGTTGCCTAAGCTTAGTGTTATTGCGTGTCAGACTTGCTCTACCCTCGCTGCTATCAAGGTCTACAAGGACCACATTGAGGTTGTTAGGTGTAAATGCTAACGACACGCCCAAGGGTCAGCTTGACAAACTGACCACTTCGGAGCGCTCGGATCGTTATCATTCTGTTACGTAGATACTACGATCTCCCTTGATAAATGTCGGTGGTATATGCTAAGTTATAGGTATGGAAACAAAGAGCAGGAGCAGTGGCTTTAGAGATACCGCTGGTCGTAACGACGTGAGAGCAATGTAGAATACATCTCAATGTCACACCCCCACAATAGAATAGATTTATCAAAAGAAAAGGAAAACAAATGGCTAATGGAATTGAATGGGTTGTAACAGGTAGAACCGCTGACGGCACTGTGTACCGAGGTGTTCAGGTTGCTATGTATGGTCACCCAGCAATGGACTTTTTCGCTAAGCGTAAAGGCGTGGTCTTCGTTGCTTCCTCGGCTGAGAAGATGTATCACTTTGAACGCTTCCTAGCCCAAGGTCTTCGCAAGCCTCTGACCGAAGAGGAACTTGCTTAGATAACGGCGTGTCGACTTGACAAGTCCACGCTTTCGGAGCGCCCGACCCCAAGATCTAGTAGCTTACGAGCTTTAAGACACTAGATCTAGATCCCCCAGAATGTTATCAATTTGTTACCAAAATAGTATTGACAATGTCAGACCTATGTGCTAGGTTTGTAGTAGTTAGAAAGAAAGGTATCAGATGAACAAGACCCGTAAGCCAAGAATGACCAAGAGCGAAAAAGAATTCTACCGCTACATTCTAGACCTAATCAAGCAGGACAGGGAAGCAGAAATCCACCCTGTTCAGTGGAGGGTTTGGGCAGACCTACAATTCAACAAGACCTACTAAAATGTCTGACCCCTATGCTAAGTTTGTAGTAAATCGAAAGGAAATGAAATGAACAAGTTTGAGAATGTAGACGCAGACCTCCGTATCTGTGCTTACTGCTACAACACAACCTATGCTTACCTCTGCCCTGAGTGTAACGAGTATGACGGACTAATGCCGTTCACCTCTCACACCGAAGAGTATTTAGGCGTAGACTTGTTAGACTACCTCTAATAAATGTCTGACCCTAATGCTAGATTAGTTTTAGAAAGAAAGGATAACTAATGTTCAAGTCACTAGTTTTCAACCCATACATCGGAACTGGCTCTACCCTCGCAGAAATCGAGACTGAGTTGGAGTCACTACTCAAGTATGCCGAAGAGGTATTGGATTGGGACATCACGGAAGAGGAGTCTCGCCGTCTGACCCTACTGACCAGACTAGCCAAGTCAATGGGTTCAACCAGGAAATGGTAACCGCTAGGGCGACACGCCCGACGCAGGCGCTCGGCAGCTGGATCGATCTTAGTTACGATAGCAGTGTACGATCTCCCAAAATAAATGTCCGAACCCTATGCTAGTTTATTCTTATGAGCAAATACACACACATCGAAATCGTTACCCCTAGCAACACCAAGCAGGTTATTGAGAACACCGCAAAGAATTTGGATTGGGTCAAGATGGCTTTTGACCACGGCTGGATTGTGTCTTGGGAAAAAATCAAATAAATGTCCACCCCCTATGCTAGATTTGTTCTATCAACCCCGAAGGAGAACCTATGTGCCAATGTGAAGACCGCCCTTGCTGTGGCTGTGACTCAGATGTCTATCAGCCTTATGGCTTAGAGGCTCCAGACTACTACCCTTGGGAGGGGTAGTCTCGGAGCGCCCCGAAAAAAAGATCCCAGTTACGAAGCAATTTACGACACGCCCAGAAATGTCCCAATAAATGTCGGAGGGGTATGGTAGTGTTTTAGTAGTTAGAGAAAGAGGTAATAGATGTTCGAGTTCAATACCCTGATTGTGACCAAGCGTGGCGAGAACATTCGTGATTGGGCTTTGCGTAATGACGGCAAGCCACTAGAGATGTTCACCGTTCACAAGTTCCCTGTATCAAGCCAAGAGCAGGTTGACGCTATCTTGAGCCACCCAAGTATCAAGGGCTGGAAGTATGGTATTAGCATTGGCTATGCCAAATACTAAAATGTCAGACCCCTGTGATAGATTTTAGATAAGTTAGAAAGAAGGAATAAATGAGTTACAGCAAAGAGGCACACGACCTATTGGACAAGACCCTAGAGGTTCTCAAGACTAAGGCTGATTTCCCATACGCCAGAATGCTTGGTATGCTTTTGCCAAATGTGGACTTGCCAACTGCCCAAAGAATTGCTAAGATGGTTGAAGAGATGGAGGTTCAGAAATGAGCAAACTAAGCGTTGAGGAACTTGAGGAACTAATTTTCAAAATTGACTTGATGTTGTCGGATACTCGTGGTATCCTAGAGTCATCAAACGAAGGGAACTGAAATGATTTTTTACAACGGCTTTAACCTCCTAATCGACATCATCCTTGTTAGCGTAGTATACCTTCTGGCTCACGGCATCGGTTTCCGCAAGGGTCTAGACCAAAACAAGCCTCCGTTCTAAACGGTAACACAATATCTAGTGGCAATAACCAAGCTTGCTACTAGATGTTGTGCCGAGCGCTCCCGATCGTGATCTATTTGTTACAAATTATTTACGACACGACTTGATTTTCCCCCAGATCTATGCTAAGTTTATCTTAGAAAGAAAGGTGAACTATGTTCCTATCAGAGATGACCCCAGAAGAGCAAGCCCAGGAGTGGGAGGACTTCCTCTCTTGGCAGGAGGAGATTGCTGCTGAGGAGGCAGCCCTCACCCCTGCTGAGAAGCAGGCTCGTGCTCGTGCTGAGGCACGGCTGGCAGAGGAAGCAGCCATCGGTGAGATGTATGCTTCTAGGTATGCTTTCGACTAGGAGGAAGCGCCCCCCAGCTCGATCGATCGATTTACGAAGGTTACGAAAAATCTCCCGAAATCCCATAAATGTCTGAGGTGTCCTGTATACTTATTAGTATGAAGAAGAATAGAAAGCCACTAGGCAAGGCTAATGAAGCAAGGCGTAAGGCAGAGAGCAAGGAATTGTTCCAGAGCCTAATGCTATCACCACACATTGTTGCTACCCCTGCTAAGTATAAGGGAAGCCGTCAGAGCAACAAGCGTAAGGCTATCTCTGAGTCTTACTAATAAATGTCTGACCCCTGTCGTATAATCTAAGTATCTAAGAAAGGATACCCAATGACCAAGCAAGAGCAAGAGTTCTTCGACTACTACAACCCTATTCAGGAGTTGGCAGACAAGCACGATGTGTCTATCTACACCATTGTGAACATCCGTCAGATTTTTGACTACGCTTATGCTGTTGGCAAGGCAGACGGAGCAAACGAGGTTTTGGATGTAATGAAGGGAAACAACTAATGTTGGATTGGGATTTGGTCGAAGACCGCATTGACGAGGCTAAGGGTATTGCTTTCGATACCTGCCACAAGATTTACATCCTGATGGATGACCAGCAGATGGTCAAGATGAAAGAGTATGACTATGACCCACTAATCTCTAAGAGCGAGATGTCTGCTAGTGAGATGTTGGAAACTGTCAAGCATTGGTATGCCGAGAGTTGTGGCTTGAAGTTTGTTGAAGCAGTTTCAACTATGCCAAATGGGGAAGACCCAAACCTCGGCTTTGAAACTCTAATTGAGCAGGGTGCTAGAGAGTTTGACGAGTGCCTTGAGTGTGGCGAGGAAAACTGTGATGGTTGGGACTGCCAGACCGAGCGTTGCGACAAGTGCGGTGATGATGACATCTATGACGAGGGTATGTGTCGTGATTGCTATGATGACTCTCAGGAGGAGGAGGAGTAATCCTCCCCTTCGGGGCGCTCCGCCCAGCTGGATAGCTTAGTTACGATGCTAAGATCTTTTTCCCCGAAATAAATGTCAGAGGGGTGTGTAATAATTTATCTATCAACGAAAGGAACCCCAATGAACGAACTAGACCCAGATGTAATGGAACTTTTTGAGTTGGCACAGGCTGGAGAGATTTCTTATTCACAGGTAATGGCAGACCTAGATGTAATGGGTTTCGATGGCGACATCATTGACTATCTATAATGTCATACCCCTATGGTAAAGTCTAACTAACTGAAAGGATACCAATGCCAGAATTCGAGATAGAGCTAACACGCAGATACAGAGTAAACGCAAACAGCGAGGAGCAAGCTCTTGCTAGTTACCGAGTTGTTTTCGATGACATCCCACCTCACCTAGTTGGCTTGCCAGAAGACCAAGTTTTGTTTGAGGAAGACTTTGAGTTTCTAGAGGAAACAGGCAGGGCGGTGTGGGCAGGCAAATAATGTCTGACCCTCATGCTAATCTATAACTATCTAAAGAAAGTAGGAAACTAATGGGTTCACTTCAAGCAGCAGAGATGGCAGAACTAATGACTATCGAAGATGGTCTAGCATGGCACTTGCGTTCAAACCACTATCCACCTGTTCCCCTAGTCATGATTCAGCCATGCGTTGAGGCTATTGACGCTGCCCTTGAGGGTGACTGGGACAAGGAGATTGACTTGCCTTTTGATGGTGAGCGAAATGGTAAGCCATTCCAGATTACTTGGCGTGGTCAGGATACCGCTCCAGCATGGGCAATCATCGAAGGACACCACCTTCAGTCATGGGTTGAACTTGACGAGGAAGGTCTAGAGGACTAACCTCTCCCTTCGGGGAGCGCCCACGCAGCTGAGGATCGGTTTACGACACGAAAATATTTTGCCCCGAAATACTATAAATGTCTGACCCTACTGCTAAAATAAACAAGTAAAGAAAGGCAACCCCAATGGCACTTATCAGAAGCAAAGACCGCAAAGTTACTAACGCTGTATCACCTAATGGCAAGACACCTACTATTGCTAACACTTTTGGTTTACCTGCTGGCAAGGCTTATTCCTGCCCTGGGGCTACCTCGGTTTGCGAGAAGATGTGCTACGCTGGCAAACTTGAGAAGGTATACAAGGGTGTTCGCAACATCCTAGTGAGCAACTATGAGCAATTGGTAAACGCTGATTACCTAACTATGTATAACCTGCTAGACGAGATGATTACTGATTTCAACAAGGATTGCGAGAAGCGTAATGCCGAGAAGTTGTTCCGTATCCATTGGGATGGCGACTTTTTCAATGAGACTTATGTAATGGCTTGGCGTGATGTAATCCTAAAGCACAAGGATGTTCAGTTTTGGGTTTACACCAGAAGCGACTTTGCTGTTCCACACCTAGTTGGAATTGAAAACCTAGGTTTGTATTTCTCAACTGACGCTGCTAACCGAGCATTAGGTATCAAGTTGAAGAAGCAGTATGGTATCAAGTTGGCATACCTTGCTAACACTTTTGCCGAGGGTAAAGAGGATTTCAAGGCTATTCAGGATAAGTCTGCTGTTCCTTGCCCTGAGAACAACCGCAAGTTGAAACTGATTACCGATAAAGGTTCTGCCTGTGTGTTGTGTTCGCAATGCGTATTCTCTCGCAACGACATTCTGTTTTCGGCAAGTAAAAAGTAAGGATAGGTAATGGATAGAGAAGAGATGCCCGAAGAGCCATTTAGAAGCAGTATGGATATCATTGCTATGATATTCACGCTACCTTGGCTAATCACTGTTTTTGTTGTACTTGTTTTGGTCTGTACCACTTGAGTACCCCTTCGGGGGCGCTCTGCGCAGATCGACCTATTTACGACACGATTAAGATTTTTCCCGAAAAAGCTTGACAATGTCGGAGCTATGCCTCATAATAGATATATCAAAAGAAAAGGAACCCCATGGCATACGACAAACTATCAGGAAACCTACTGTACATTACCGCTGACGGTAACTATGGTGGCGACGACATCCTAATCACTAGCCTAAGTGACTTTCCAGAAGAGTATCTAGAAATCCTAGGTGAACTACCAGACTATCAGCGTATCAAGTTTGCGCAGGCATTCCTTGACGGACAAGATGTATCGGAGTGGCTGGAGGACTAAATGTCTGACCCCCTCGCTATAATTAGACGTATCACCAAAAAGAAAAGGAACAACATGGAAAACTTTGAGAACGCAATCATTGACAACACTGTAGCAAGTGAGCACCCTGTGCTTCAGAGCCTGAAGGCGCAGATTTCTAACCTTGAGAGCCTTGTGTCTGCCCAGAGCGACGCAATGGAAAAGTCAGAGCAACGCATTCGTGAAATCCGTCAGGAAAAGTGGAAGTATGAGGAGCGTGTAAAGAACGTCCTAACCGAAGCAGTTGAGGACCACGACCTTGAGACTATCAAGCACATTGCTGATAATCTTGATATTGAATTGACCAAGACCGCAACCTATGAAGTAAATGTAACGTTTACAATTGAGGTTGAGCACAGCATTGACAGCGAGGTTGACCCAGACTGGGACTTTGACTTTGCTGTAAGCCATGAAGACATTGTTGACTACAGTTCAGATGTCATCTGGAGTAACAAGACCTCGTAGGGTTCTTATCCTTTCTTTCCCCCTACGAAAAACGACCTGGGCATGTCTACGTAAACTGCCCCCCTTCGGGGAGCGCCCCGATCGATCCTGCGACACGCCGAAAAAAGTTTTAAGAAATGCTTGACATTTCCCCCGAAATCCCCGATAATAGATGTATCAAGAAAAGAAGAAACGCAAGAAAAAATAAGTCAAAAAACTTTGAGAAAATGCTTGACAACTCTTAGTTTTCTTGAGATAATAGAATGTAAACAAATCAAACAAATCCTAGCAATAGGTCTAGGTAGAAAGAAGCAATAAATGGCAAATGTAATCGCCCCTACTGTTGGCTCACAGTTCGCAACCCAGAAGTCTGGCGTTGTCGGTATTGTTCAGGAAGTTGTCGAGAACAAGACAGGCTCATTCCGAGTTCGTCTTGATGTAAACGGCAACCCTCGCTGGACTACTGTCAAGTAACTCGCAGGAGAATAAACTGCTTGCTGGGTATCAAGTAAAACTGCCCACACTAAAATGTCAGACCCCTATGGCATAATAATAGAGTTCCAAACCCCAACAAAAGAAAGAAGAAACAAATGGCTCGTGCCCTGTCCGTAAAAGTTCCAACCGCTGCTGTTATCTCTCAGATTGAGGCTGCTATTGCTGAGATTGACGCTAAGATTGCCTCATACCCTGCTGACTACGAGAAGTATGAAGCAGACCTAGCAAACTACAAGGTCGAGGTTGCTAAGGCTATCATTGACTATGTTAGCCAGAATGTTGAGAAGATTGGTTATGAGTTCAATGACCTAATCCGTATCAACACCAACTACAATGGTCGTCTTGAGTTGAACTTTGACTCAGACAAGATTGTTGGTTTCCCTGTTCGCCCAACTGAGCCTAAGAAGCCTAATCAGTCTGAGTGGTATGGCAACAAGCACATCAACCGCAAGGAAGTCCTAGAGCAGAACCTCAAGGTATTGCGTATGACTACCCAAGAGGAAATCTCGGCAAGTTCTTACTCGTCTGTGATTGACCTTATCTAAACCATAGGTTTACGCCTAAACACCTGAGCAAGTGTCTAAACTGCTCAACATAAACTATCCCAACAAACAAAGGAAACAAATGACTAAGAAGATTGTTATCGCAACTGAGAAGTGGAACACCAAGAATGGTGAGGTCTACAAGGCGGTAGTCCGTACCGCTGACGGAAAGTTCCTCGGTGCTACCAACCAGACCACGAACATTCCAGCAAAGCCAAAGGCTAAGCGTAAGCGTAGCCCTAGTCTAATCCTTGTTGGGAAGTAGACAAAACAACCTGAGCAAGTTGTAAAACTGCTCCCCCTGCGGAGCGCCCGCCCAGGATCGAGCTTCCCTGGTTTACGAAGATGTTTACGACACGCCAAAAAATTTTCCCAAATAGTATTGACAATGTCAGAGGGTTCTGTCATAATAGTCTTATCAGAAATCCCTACTAAAAGAAAGTTGAACCCCATGGCTCACGAACTAGAAACCGTAAACGGACAGACTGCCTTTGCTTCGCTTCGCCAACCTGCTTGGCATGGTCTTGGCACTGTGTTTGAAGACGAGGTAAACACCTCTGAGATGTTGAAACTCGCACACCTAGACAACTGGAATGTTCGCCTAGAAGATGTTGCTATTCCTGAGAACTTTGAGTCTGACAAGTCTTACTCTTTCGTTACTCGCACTAACCCATTTGACCGCACTAAGAATGATGTTCTTGGCGTTGTTGGTGAGCGTTATGTTCCGCTTCAGAACGAGGACTTGTTCTCATTTGGTGACAACCTGCTAGACGGTGGCGGTCGTTGGGAAACTGCTGGCTCTATTCGTGGCGGTCGTGTTGTGTTTGGTTCGATTGCTCTAACCGATAGCATTACCCTAGACCCTAACGGTCGTGCTGATAAGATTGACAACTATCTGCTAATCAACACCTCTCACGACGGTTCGATTGCTATTCAGGCTTCGATTACTCCTGTTCGTGTTGTATGTGCTAACACTTTGAACCTCGCTCTATCTGCTGTCAAGGGCAAGAAGGCTCCAAAGCAAACCTTCAAAATCCGTCACACTCAGACTGCTGAGGGTAAAATTGCCGTTGCTCGTGAGGCTCTTGGCTTGGCTAAGGTTTACCTAGACGAGTTTTCAACTATGGCTCAGGCTATGATTGAAACCGAAATCACTAAGTCGCAGTTTGACGAGATTGTTGCTCTTGCTTACCCTGCCCCTGAGAAAGACGCTAAGGGTTCATTCAAGAAGTATGACGCAAAGGTGGACTTGCTTCAGGCTATCTATGTCGGTGACTACAACAACACCATTGCTGGAACTGCTTGGGGTGCTTACAACGCATTGACCGAGCGTTTGGACTGGTATCGTTCGGGTCGTGGTGGCTCTAACGAGTCTATTCTTGCTTCGGCTTCTGGTTTTGACCCAATGGTGAATGCTGAGAAGAACCGCTTGATGAAGGTCGTTCAGTCTGTCGTAATGGCGTAAGCCATAGACCTAGGCAAGTCTATAAACTGCCTGCCCTAGTGGCTTGACAGCTGATCGAGTTCGTGGCGCTCCAGATATACAATCATCCAAACCTTAATTACGAACACAAAATATTTTTCCCCGAAATCGGCGTGTCGCCCTTTACAATGTCTGACCCTTATGGCATAATGGATACATCAAGAAGAAAGGCAACCCTAATGACAATCTTTATCGCAAATCAGAATGGTGACTGGTGGGAGTATGACCCAAAGGATGTCCTCTATGTCCTAGATACCGATGACCTACCAGAAGAGGTAGCAGAGGAGTGGCGTGAAGAGGATGGTCGTATCACTTGGACTGACTGGGATGTCGTCTATGAGTATGGTAAGACAGTTTCTCAGTCTGTAGTTGTTGAACACTACGAGGCATAATGATAAAGACTTATAGGTTTATTAATGACTATGCTGTCATTACCTTTACCGTGCCTGGTGAGGCAGATTGGTCTGAGGAGATGTGGGATGCTGCAGCCCTAGATGACTTGAAGTCTTACGTTACTACCCCAGAACAATACTACATGGATGATTGCTTTGACACAGAGGATTTTATAAATGTCTGACCCTACCCCTATAATTGGTTCTATGAATGAATGGAAGAACCCTAATCTAATCAATGAAGATGTTATCAAGAGCCTTACCCCTGACCAACTGAAGAGGTTGTCAGAAATGCTAGCAAAGGTAAAGTAATGGAACTCTACAAGTGTAATCACGAACACTTGGAATGCCCTAATCACGGAGGGGCATTTGACTGTAATCCTTTTTGTCGAACCTGTGAGGGTGACCAAGAGTATTGCCCAGAAGGTTGTGAGCCTATTGCTTGTAATACCTGCTGCGTGTATGGTTACATCGATGTCAAACTAACTAAACTAGAAGATGATTTCTATCAATGTGAGGATTGTATAAATGAGTAGAGTAGTAAGAGTCAGTATTAGTTTTGATTACTATCCAGACGAGGATGAACTAATGCTAGAAAACAATTTCACAGAGGAAGAGTTGATTGAATACTATAAGTCTGCTTATGTAGATGACATCTATTCTTTTGTAAAGTATAACGAACTGTATGACGCTGTAAATGTGGAGATTGTAAATGAGTAATCAGATTGTTGATGTTCGTAAGCATAAGGGCGAAGAGCATGATTGGTATGCTTGTCGTGAATGTGGTAAGAAATGGCGATCGGATTCTAAAAAGATTGGTCACACTACCCTGGCTTGTAAGCGGTATCAAAAAGCAGTATACGGATTTGTAGGATAAATGTCAGACCCCAATGGTAAAGTAGGAACTATGAAAAGATACAGAGTAGATTACACCGCAAGTTATTGGGTGGAAGCATTAGATGAAGACGAGGCTATTGACTTAGCCATTGAAGAGCACAGCAAATTACCAGACGGAGATTGGGAGGCAGTTGAAATTGTTGAGTCCTGACGCAGACTATGTAACTATGGATTCATTAGCAGAACATCTGCTAGGAAGACTAAACGAACTAGTTCCACACTATAACGAACTAGACATCAATGATAGTTCTAAGGACTATTTCAATGGGCTAATCAACGCCTATGAGAATGTTCTTATGGCTATCGGCTACCCCTATGACGAACTACCAAAGTATGAGGATGTATTCTAATGGCAACTGAAGCAGAACAAGCAATTTGGAAATGGGTTACTGAGAACCTAGACTATGACGGTTTCAAGAGGATGCAGCGTATGTTTGCTCCTGTGGAGAGTGAAGATGAAGAGTAAAGAGATTGCCAAGTATGCTAGGATGGCTAGTAATGAGGCACACGAAGAGTGGATGGCAGAGTTCAATAGTTATACCAGAGACTTGATTTCAGAAATGATTGACAAGTTTGATACTATTGAGGCTATGGCTAATCGCAAGTGGTATCACAAGTTTCTCAAGGGGTAGGCAAGTCCTGCCCCTTTGGGGAGCGCCCCCAAGATCTTATGTAAAGTAGTTAACCTTAAAAATATCTTTACGAACCTCTTGATTTTTTCCCCAGATTCTGGGATAATATAGCTATGGAAAAGAAATTTGCAAGCAAGAAGCCATCCGTATCTTCAACTGGATGGAACCGTGTGTACCATGACGAGGGTGTAGCTGTATATAGTTCAGATACATACTTCGATTTCTATAAGCTAGTTACCCCTGGCAGCAGGGCTAAGTACTTCTTTGGTGAGACTGCCTGGATGGACGTGCAGAGGCAGGCAGTGGACATCGTCGGTATGAGGGCTTATCAAATATTTGATTAAGATCTCTTGACTTTTTCCCCCAAATCCACTATAATCTATACATAACCCCAACAAGAAAGGTGTTCCAATGGGAACTCGTGGACTAACTAAAGTAATTGACAAAGACAACATCCTAAAGGTAGCACAGTACGGACAATGGGACCACTATCCAGAGGGACAGGGTGCTAAGATTCTACACATCCTTAGCTCTGACCGCTACGCTGTAGAAGAGTTGGAGTTGGCATTAGATAAGTGTTACTTTATCTCTGATACTGATAGGGAAGTTATCTATCAGGACTACAACACTCGCTACCCCGAAACTACGCATATGAAGAAGTTTGGTTCTATGCTTCCTAGTTTTAGTAGAGATACCTGTGGCGACATCCTCAATGTAGTTCGTTGGTCTGCTGGACCTGTTCCACTTGTAGACGAGCGAGAGTTTGAGACTGACGACCTATTCTGTGAGGGTGTCTATGAAATCAACTACAACACTAATAAGTTTATTAGTAAGTTTGCTGGACTAACTGTAGAGTTTCCACTAGACAAGTTACCTACCCAGCAAGAGTATATTCAAGCGTTTCTTACCGCCAGGGAAGAGTCGATCTTGCAAGAAGTAGTTGACAACGCCAACGTTTTGCTCTAAAATAGAGTGTAACCCTAAAGAAAGAAACCCCATGCACGTATTACAGCGTATCGCAGTTCAGGCAGACGACAAGAGCCACGCATTCAGTTCAGTAAAGCACTACCTTGAAGTAAACATGGGCAGTGGTGATAACTATTCATCTTGGTATGATTGGTTTGTAACTGGTGGCGGTAGGTGGAACCCTAACGATACTGACGGCTATGACGATGATAACCAGTCTATGACTATCTCATATGACGACGAGCCACGTAAGTTTCTTGATACTGTCAAGGAAGGTATTGAGGCACGTATGGGGGAGTTCAACCTATACCGCAAACACTTCAATGAGAAGAACGTTGACATCAATGCTTGTTTAGATAAGTATGACGGACAAATGGACTTTGGCTTCCCCCTCTATGACCTGTCAAAGATGATTGACATGATACAGGGCAAGTGGGATTTCAACTCTTACTTCTATGACATGTATCACGAAACAACTAATACAAAATATATGCTAGAAGATATTGACAAGGGCAACAAAAACTGGTATATTGTATTCGTAGACTTCCACTTCTAAGAGAGAGACCCCAATGAGCAAGTTTTACACCTATGACGCTTGGGTAGAAACCTTCAAGCCAATCAAAAATCATCTTGTTAAGTATGACCAGCTACACTTCGAGACTTATGACGGTGAGTACGACTATGTCAAGTCTATTCATCCTAACTTTGTTTGGACTGAGGTAGACGGTGACGAGGGTACTTACATTGTTGCTGGTCTACACTGGGTAAACCGTATCCACTACTACATTACCGAGAACCCTTGGGATGACGAGTACACTGAGGTTCCTACTTGGGCATACCGTATGTGTGATTGTACTGACGAAGATGGTTTCGAAGACGGTAACCCAGATTGTCCAGAATGTGAGTACGGTTCTATTGACATCCCTGTAGCTACCGTGGTAGACTTGAAGAACATCTATGGAGAGGAAGCAAACATTGTCGCCTAAAGTTATTAGTGCAGAGTACGACCTAAACCTATTCTACGCAGAAGAGTACGACATGGAGACTACAGAGACTACGTTAGATGACAATCTAACCTGTCAACCATCTGTGTATGCGCAGACTGATGACGGTAGGACCTTGCGTTTCTACCTCGACGCATTCAAGCTGGACGAGAAGCAGACTAAGTCCATTGCGCATCGCTTCCCAGAGAAGGAGTGGGGCAGTGACTTCTTCTTGGCAATAGAGCTGTTTCTGGCAATGACCAAAGACAGGGACCCTAGCATTGACGACATGCTAGCTAAGCTTCCAGACCCAATGACCATCGATATGACCAGCGATCGACAGATTAACTGGCTGTATTGACATGAATCCTCCTTCGTCGAGCACAGCTCCGAGGGAAGGTACCCAAATAGTAAGGGGTTGCTAGGGTGGGTACCCAACTGGGGGGAGGTCGAGAGTTTCCTTTCTTACTCTTGACTTCCCCCTCTAATTTTGATACAATCAGCATAGGAGAATACAAATGACCAGACGAGGAATGTCCAAGAATGAAAAGACCGCAGTCAAGATTGCTGAAATACTCAATGATGTAACTTTAGACCTAGACCAAGTGGGTATTTATCTTGGTAGACTAGCACCAACAATTTCATACAACCGCCTAATGATTGTCGCAGAGGCTGCTGAATTTGAGAAGCACGACAAGCAGGTAGACGAGCGAGAAATGCTCTTCTAATTGTCAGCGGTATTTGGTATAATAGAAACCTAACTAGGAGAACTAATGGCTACATCATTTGAAAACAAAACAAAAATTCTATCAGACCTATGGTTGAACTATCGTGATGACGAGGACTTTGAAGACTTCATCACATACAACGACATTGGCTTGCCACTTGCCTTTGCTTTGTCAGAAGACATTGTAAAGGGAACAGAGGCTTCTGATAAGTTTGTCAATGAAACCTTCGACCTGCTTTTGACAGGTTTGGAAATGGAAGATACTGAAGAGGGCTATGAAACCCTTGAAGACATCTTGGGCTATGGGTTTGAGGAGTAACATCCTCAGCCCATTGGCGCAGCGCCACAAACCTTCATATTTGTCAAGTCCTATTTTGATAACAATTTGATTACGAAGGATCAAAAATTTTCCCAGATTATGGGATTACGAACCATATAATTATTTTCCCAAATATTATTACGAAGAAGATCAAAAAATCGCTGAAAGTTTTATTAGTGATTTGGTTTGGGGTAGTTAGGTAAGGCTTGTCAAACCATCTATATCCTGATATACTATATATATGAGTCCTAGAGGTTATTGGAGTAAAGAGTATATAGCTCCATACTTTACATCAGATAAGTATATAGAGTCTGATCAACATAAGGCTGAGATAGAGTCTTATACTAGGTTTGAAAATAGATTACGATCCATCATTACATACCCCCGAAAAGTATACAATCGCTTTGTGGTTTGGATCGCTAGCTGGTATGTCTAATTATATTGGTTTGGATAATGCCAAGGGCATCCAGAAAGTATACCCAAATTCCCTAGTATAACTATAAACACTATAGTATTACGAAAGAACAAATTTTTCCCTGATTAATGGTTATTTATATAAGGTTTTATATAATATAGCCTATAAAACCAGGGATTTTTTATTGTTTTTATATGGGGATATTGGGGCATTATATCAAAAGATATATGGTTTGTCAAGGTTTGGATAGCCTGGTTTGGATGGTTTGGGGGATACTAGATATAGTAGAAAAGATTACGAACGCCCCTATATGTAGGCATTATTACCCAAACCACTTTCCTCCATTTCACTCCACCATCAAAACCATTACGATCAGTAAGATTTATTTCCCAAACCACACCATCAGAAAGGTATCAAAACAGCCTTCTAAGGGGTCATAGAGGGACTTTTAGCCGTATCTGGATATCATGTTTCGGGGTATCCAAACAACCTTATATGGGGTCTTTATCCTATATCCAAATAGCCTGATACTCAGATAATCCAATAGGTCAATAGGTAGCTTTTTCGGATATACGACCTTACCTAGATAAGGATGTATTCTTTTGATTATTACTATCATTTGTAGCTAATCCATGTTGCAATAAAAGCTCCAATAAAACAAGCTATTCCTACTAATAGGTTTTCCATATACTATTCTTTCTTTATACTAGTGGTTGTGGTTCTTCTTGATGCCCTCGGATTTTTTGAAGATGTCCTTCAATAGATCGATAGGCTTTGTAGGGTCTTCATCTGGTAGACCTCCATACTTATGAAGCAGCTTAAGCAGAATACCTGCTATGAATAAATCATCGTGAAAGGCAATCCATGGGAACAGGATGTCCCATGGATCAATTGGCATAACCAACCAGGATATACAAAGTATAGCTGTTATCTTAACCCATAGAGGAGAACGTTTAAATTGCTCCATATATGGTTTAAGGATTGGCTTTAGTTTCTTCACAGTTAATTGTATCTGGTGTTGTAGAGATTGTCAAGCGTTTCGCTTGTTTGTTTCTCTTATTTACCGCCGAGCTTTAAATCAAATAAGACTAGGCTTCATTTAGAATAGCTAGCATCCGACTGTACTCTTCGGAACTACCAAAGAAAAGCTCTTCATCATCACTATTCTCTAGTTTTGTAACATCCTCTAGATTACGAGCAACCCAGATCTTTGCCTTATGAATCTCAAACTTAATAGCATTCAGCAATTCTTCTTCTGCTTCTTCCAGGGTAACGCATTTTGTACCAACAAAATCATCTCCAATATACCCATGATGATATGCTTGGTAGTATGGTGCTTCTCCATATGAGTAATACTTCTCAATATACCAGTGGCAGTCACGATCTTTGTGATGGTCTTGTCCTACAAAACGCATCCAGATATTAGATAGTCTAACTATCTCTTGTTGCATTTCGTTCATTGCTCTTCCCAATTATTCTTATCAAAAATGTTTACAAACTCTGCTTTTGGTGGTCCTGGACGGTACTTAACATAAATCTCAAATCCAGTACCATAGTATCCATTACCATCGTCACCCTTGATGTCAGCTACTGATGTTGAGATACCCCCAGAGTATACAAATAGCTGATAAGTATAACCAGACTCCCACTCGCTATCAGAATATGGAACAGCCTTAATCTCAACATCTGTAATAACATTGTCAAACTTATTAAGATTGTCTAGGTAGTAGTCTCCAGCACCACAGGAACATCCACCATCATTAGGGATTACCTGCAAAACAGTTCCATCGTCCAGGGTAAGCTCAGAACCCTCAGCCTTTACAACTTTCCTACCAATAAAAAGATTCTTGATCTTGTCTTCCTGGTAGTGTCCAATTATCTCAGTCATTTTTGCCTTTTGCTAAGTATATAAATATTTACTGCAAGTAATACTATCATGGCACTCTGCATGATGTCAAGAATATTCTGTATACTCACTTGTTCTCTCCCTTGATAACATCCTGCAACCATTCAAGGCTACTAACAACCTCTGGATAGTCGCTATTTTCAATGAACTCGTCAATGATGGCGATGATGCGTTCCTCAGCATCCTCCCAGCCCCAGTCATAGCACTGGCGTTCCCACTTAGTCATTTGGTTTCTAGCAGCACTGTTAGTTGGTTTACTCACTTCTGCTCCTCTTTGATTTGCTCCATTGCTTTTATTCTCCGTTTCCGATATCTCTAAATTGTTTTGGTGGATGATTTTCATCTAAAACAAACTTTCTAATCTTTTCAATGTCTTCATCAGATAGCTCAACAATATATGGCTCAAACTTCTGATACTCTAGAAAGTTTTCAATAGGGTTTAGGTCTGGTACATCCATCACTAGTCGTTCACCATATCCATAGTTCTTCTTGTAGTGATTAGATAGGAATGTTTCCCTGTCTATGTACCCCCAAATTTTAAACTGTGGATCTTCCCAAGACCGTGTCTTGTCTGCACCAACAAACTGTACCATGATAGCAATATCAGACTTGAATAGCCAGGGTGCATTGAAGATAAGACTCTTTAGCTGACTAGTCTTTACCTGAATGGTCATTCCATCTAGAACCATATCAGAGCCGTCGTCTCCGCCTACCATTACAGTTGTATCTACAGGAATACCAAGAGCCTGACCAACAGCCTGCTCCCCAAGATGACCAATAATATTAATACCCTCAGATGTATTATTGATGTCAAACATCTTGTCTTCTACGTTATGCTTCTCTTTTGCAAGCCTCATTGCCTTTACAAAGTCTAGAGTTTCCTGCACACGTTCTTTAGTTACTGTAACTTCAATCATTTTTCTCCAATTTTTATTAAATATACCCCATTTTTGTACCAATGTCAATAGCTATATGGTAAAATTACTGTATGACTAGACACGAATACGTAATCGCATGTAGCGATCTTAAGAAGGCTACTAAGTTAGCTAACAATATTAAACTTCACACTAACCAGTGGTTGTTTGTTGAGAACACTTCAGACGACCCTGTTGTATACAAGAGAGTACCAGCAAAGGAAGTAACAAAACTATAACAATAGTTATGTTATAATTTACTCATGGCAAAAAAGACAGCATCAGTTCGTAACAGCAACCGTCAGAACGGTAAGGCTAACAAGAAGAGACCTAAGATGTTTGACCCTATCAAGCGTAGGCTTGTTTCAGCTTAATAAGGGATATAATAGCATCATGACTCTCAGGGAAATTATTGAGATTACGAACACATCGTCCGTTACCTCGGAAGTAATGGAGCCAATCATTAAAGATCTTGTCTCTGATAATCCAGACATTGGCTATACTAGAATCAATCACGATGAAGAGCCTGAGCTGGTTAAGCTTTTGGTCTCTTCTCAAATCCCCACAATCAGCCCATTCTTTGTTGGCATGGTTGATGGTAGGGTAAACGGTAGCGTAGCTGGCGTTGTATCAAAGGAAGACCTGGAAAACCTTGTCAACTGATAGCAAGTTTAGATATACGATCTTCCCAGAGCGAATTTATATAATCTATGTTGATGGTGTTGCAATAGAAGTGACAGGGCAAGAGCTTCTGTCTGGCTTTATAGATTCGCTAGATATTAGTCGTCGTAATTAACGTGAGTAACTGGGTGCGTTTCATGGCATCCATAGCAGTAGTGGGTAGGAAGATCTTTTCCAATAAGGCATCCGCCTAGAGCAATCTCTTCATTCCTAGCCTTGGAGATTTCCTCCATTGATGGATATCCATAAATTATTTTTACCAATTCGTGGTTGCATAATGTACAATTCATTGTTATATTGTATCATAGATAGAATATAATGTATAGATGGAAGATATAGAAAGTATTAAATCTATATTAAATAATTACAATACCTCCGAAGAAGAGGTATACTTGATATCTCAGCTAATGAGAATAAAGTTCTTTGATGCATTCCGTGAGTTAATCAGGGAAAAGGATTACGAACATGATCAAATTGCCCTGGATGTTTTAGATTGGGCATACCAAAGACTTGCAAATGTTGAGTAGTTGTTATAAACTTGTAACAATAAACCTATCTTTAAGCGAAAACAAAAGCTTATAATAGATAACATAACTTTAAAGGAGATAGTAGTATGACTACAGTTTACACAAAGCCTGCCTGTGTGCAGTGCGATATGACCAAGAAGCTTTTGGACAAGAATGGAGTAAGTTACACAACTGTAGATATTACCCAAGATCAAGAAGCATATGACAAGATCGTTGCAATGGGATTCATGGCAGCACCAGTAGTAATTACTGATAACGATGCTTGGGCAGGCTTCAATCCAGCAAAGATTAATGCCATCGCTGCTTGACAGCCACACCCTATAGGTGTATAATTTTTAAATGGCACTTCCAGATATCGACTACGTGTTAGGGCTTGAAATGGGACAGTTTGAGTATTCTGTACCGCTGTCGTCAGTCAAACCTGCCGATATTGAGCGAGTAGCCAAAGAGTATCTAGACAATAAACAATCAAACAATAGAGTAGAGGAAGACAATGAGAGACATTTTCCTAGCAGCACAGAACGAGATCGAAGAGCACGTTGACGAGCACCAGCATGGTACTCATGGATTAGACTCACTAATCGATACAATGTTTGGTTTTGAGCACGTCATTGCAGAGTTTTTCTGGAACGGTGTGTTCTTGCTAATAGGTTTTGCAATCTCCAGGGCAATCGCCTGGCGTAAGATTCACAAGTATATTGATGACAAGCACGGTGTAGAACACCAGAAAGATGAATACTAATATGATTAAACCACTAGAAGACAAGGTAGTTGTTGAGCCAATCGTAGAAGCAGAGAAGAAGTCTGCGTCTGGATTGATCATTAGCACCACAGAAAAGGAAAAGCCTACAGAGGGCATTGTTGTAGCAGTTGGAACTGGAGCAACCTTTGCAGACGGCACTAAGATGTCGATTGATTTGCAGGTTGGAGATAAGGTTATTTACTCTAAGTACAGTGGCAACGAGGTTGAGCACGATGGTAAGAAGCTTGTAATCCTTCCATACCGTGACATTTTTGCAGTGATTGAGGGATAATGCCAACAATTGTTCTTGAAGACATGGATGATGCTGTAAGAGCAACTGTCGAAGCCTTCATCAATGAAGGTAAACTGCAGGCATATGAAGAGCTACTTGCTACGCTTAACAAAGAGTTGTATGCAAATGCTACTGAAGACCCATACTATGGATACTATATTCAGCATGTAATTGACAAGATAAATGAACTCTATATTCCAATGAAGGAATCTGTAGATGGGTAAACATTCGTATGAGCGTAAACTTCTTAAGTATCCAATTAAAGTTTATGTGCATATGTATAAAAACAAATGGTATTTCTTTACCAAACCAAGACTAAGGAAAAAGATTGACAAACTCACTCAAAGTATTAAACGAGGGCTACGTTCGTTTAGTAGATACGCTAGGCGATGACCTATCAGTAGTAAATGCAGCACGAGTATCGTATGACAAAGAGTCTACAGAATTCTCTGAGCGTGATGGCAAGCTAATTAACTTCTTGCTTCGTGAAGGACATACTAGTCCATTTAGACATGCAGCAATTACCTTCGAGGTATATGCACCTCTATTTGTTGCACGACAGTGGTGGAAGTATGCTGTATCAAGCACTCATGTTGACGATCAGAATGGCTGGAACGAGTCTTCTCGTAGATACATTACTGAGCATGAGGAATTCTATGTACCGTTGCCTACTGCCTGGCGTAGCAAGCCAGAGAACAGTAAGCAGGGTAGTGGTGAGCCAGTCAATGAGGACATTGGTCAGATGCACTTTGAGCGTCTGCTAAATACCATTGAGGCTGGAACTAGAATGTATCACGATGCAATGAATGATGGTATTGCCCCAGAACTTGCACGTCTATTCCTTCCTGCCTATGGTATGTACGTACGTTGGCGTTGGACGGTATCCCTACAGGGAGTTCTTACTTTCCTAGACCAAAGGCTAGAGCATGACGCACAATGGGAAATCCAGGAGTATGCTAAGGCTGTTAGAGATCTTGCAGTTAAGGCGTTCCCAGAAACGTTCAAGGCTGTTGGTGTAAAGTAAATGTTGATTGGATTAACAGGATATGCTCAATCTGGAAAAGACACTGTGGCTGATTTTTTGGTTAACAATTATGGGTATAGGCGTGTGGCGTTTGCTGACCCACTAAGGGAAGCCTTGTACAGACTAAACCCAAAGATCGATATTGCAGACATGGTTGGTGTCCCACTAGCCACTGCAGTAGATGGTCTTGGCTGGGAGAATGTTAAGGTAGATAGTGAAGATGCCAGGAAGCTGCTTCAACGTATGGGGACAGAAGTTGGCAGACAGATGTTTGGAGAAAACTTTTGGGTAGACAGAGCAATGTCTGGTGTCTCAAAGTTTGATAAGGTAGTCTTTACTGATGTCAGATTCCCAAATGAATACCGTGGCATTAAATCCAGGGATGGAATGCTTTGGCGTGTAACCAGGGCTGGCATTGGTGCAGTAAACGATCATGCATCAGAGACGGCAATGGACAGCATCATTGCAGATAAAACAATTAACAATGACTTCTCTAAAGAAGAATTGTATGCAACTATTGACTCTTTTATGCAGCAGGTATAAAATAAAATAGTAGCAGGGGTGTTAGCTCAGCAGGTTAGAGCAGCGGACTCATAATCCGTCGGTCGTGGGTTCAAGTCCCACACACCCCACCAAGCCTCCATAGCTCAGTGGATAGAGCAAGAGCCTTCTAATCTCTTGGTCGTAGGTTCGATTCCTACTGGGGGCACTGTGATATAATAGACGCATGATACTAGAGCCACGTCACATTGAAAAGCACGGATATACCGTAGAGGTTTTGAAAGACAGAATCTATATGGTTAGAGATTTTCTTTCGGAAGACGAACAGGCAGAGATACTCGCAATTGGCGAGATGGCTGATACATCTAAGTGGGAAAGCCACTACATAGAAAACACAAAAAAGTTTGCCCTAAAGAAATTTGGAACAGACGATATTGAGAGCCTGGTGCGTGATGGCAAATACGAAATTACATCTAACTGGATCGACAAGGTATTGAAGATTGAAGACAACACTATCTCAAAGAACCTAACTGAACGTCTGCAGAAGCTGTTTGAAGACCTCGATCACCTTGATGTAAACGGCGTTGGGATTCTTCAGAGGCAATATGAGGGTGTCCCACTAAAGGCTCACGTAGACAACCACACAGACCCTTCTCTAGAGTACGCATCCGTAATCTATGTCAATGATGACTATGTAGATGGGGAAGTATATTTTACCCACAAGGGCGTTAAGCTTAAGCCACCTGCCAGGGCACTGCTACTTTTTCCAACTGACGAAGAATACTTGCACGGTACTGAGGCTCCTGGCAAGGGTCCAATAAGATACGTAATGCCTAGCTTTATTGCTAAGAAAAACTTTTACGAAAACAATAAGTTTTAATACTCATACTTGCTTGGGTTTGGAAAGCGATCTCTCAGCACATCGTTCAGCAACTTTTCAAATGAAACATCCGTAGTAGAAATAAACGATGACTGATTACTTAAATGATCATATGACCTGGAAAGCAATTTCCCAGACTCATACATCTTGACATCAGCAACCTGAGTTCCACCGATGTTACATAGATTGCCATATGCGGATCTTGGCATAATGGGAAGCTCTACAACGCTCTGTAAGCCCTTCTTATTAATAGGAAGGGGAAAGTGTATGTCGTAGTCTAATGGGTCCTCTATGCCTCGTTTAACGAGCTTATCGTGTGCCTTCAATAGTAGTCTAGTATACATTGAATCTGGATCTAGTCTTAGATACTCATTGGCTTTGTCTTTCAGGTACCCTCCATGAAAAACTGGTATCTCAGAAACCTTATCGATGATAAAGAAATCATCATTCATATAAATAAAGTTATCTGGTATTAGCCCAGAGTTAGCGATTACCTTTAGCGAGTCTTGTATGTTAGTAAACTTTGTACCTTTATCTTTATTCTTAATAAAGTTGCCACCATACCAAGATGGCTTGCTTCCAACTACCCAGACTTCTGCATCAGGGAATGAATGCATGACAGATCGTATAGAGTATCTTAGTTCTTCGTTCTCGCCTGGTCTGCAAATATAAACAAACTTCAAAATTTTCCTATCGTTTTAATTAATTATATCATCACGATGGTATAATAGTTTCATATGGTAAAGTCTGCCAAGCACCGTAAAGCCATGGCTGTGGTTTTAGAAGATCTTCATCTCTATAAAGAGAAGAAAGGCTGTGCTGATTGTAGACAGCACTTCCCACACTACGTTCTTGAGTTTGACCACATGCCTGGATTCCAAAAGATTGACGTTGTCTACCGTGTTTTAAGAAACTACGGAGAGGAAATGGCTTGGAAAGAAGTTGCTAAGTGTGAAGTTGTTTGTTCAAACTGTCACAAGATTAGGACTTATCAGCGTGAGAATGATCACGATTAAAAAGACCGACAAGCTCTTCCTCTGATACCCCACCCAACAGCGTACCAAGTGTTTCATCATTCTCAATAGCAATAAAGAATGGTGCAAGAGTAACCTGATACTTCTCAACGAGATACCTTACAACAGGCTGCTGATCGAATACACTAAACTTATAAAACAGAATGTCTGGATACTTTTCAGTAAAGTCTTTAGTCACCTGATGCATATAGTCGCAAGCAGGGCAAGACTCTTTATACAAATAAATTAGTTCTCTCATACCTTTTACCTTTTCTAATTAAAACAAATTGATGCTTTGTGACTTGGTGTAGTCTTTACCAAAGTCAGAGAACAAAGCCTTGTCCATTTCACGCTGTACAATTCTGCGAGACCAAGAGAATCCTGCGTCTCCACCCCATGCAAGCCACATAATGTATCCGTTAGATGGGTTAGCCTGGTTACCCCAGTCCTTGCCCTTCTTGTCTACCTCATGGCGAGAGAAGTACGAGTACATACGCTTTACAGTGCTTAGCGAGAGTGTCTCTCCATTAGCCAGTTGTCTAGCTCTAGTCCATCCGACTGCGGTTCCTGCACCATTGGCTTTGCCGTCTTCTTTAAACTTGATTGCACGACGTGCTGCAGAGCGAGCACCAGCAGGAGGGGAATAGCCCTCAGCCTTTGCCATTTGCGACCCATAGTAATCCTCTTCTGTCATTAGTGGGCTAATCTTTGTAGCCATGTTAGCCTTAAAGCCAACAAATAGATCTGTCTCTTCCCAGTAACCCTCTTCTTCATCCTGCTCAAAAATTCTGATAAGAATCGCAGGGTCTTCTGGAGTTGCTTCAATGCTCATTTCAGATCCTGGAACACCAAGCATACCCTCACGCATTACGTGGATTACCTGACCAACATAAATCTCTTCATCGGAAACACCCATAGCAAACTCGCCTTCGACAAAGTCTGCCTTTGAGATGTCTTGGTTAAGTACTACATCCTTGCTAACAGGAACACAGTTTGGAACCATACGTCCACCTTCGCCTGGCTTCATGCCACGCATAACGTAGCCAGTCCAGCATGGTGCTGCCTTATCTACATTACCCTCAGACTGATTGATAGCATAAATCTGGTTAGCTGCTTCTTCTTTAGTAGTGTGGCAGCCCATTACGGTTCCGTCATCTTTAAGGGCAGGGTAACCCGAACAACCGTATGATCCCTTTTCTCCAACGTGATATGGCATGTATATATTATAGCACGATAAATCCCCACACAGCAACCAATGGCGATGCCCAGCATAAAATGGTAACTATTCATCCTAAGATAATGAACATACCTTGCCCTGTGTGGGGACTCTTTAATTATATCATGCTATGGTAAAATTAAGTATGACGATAAAGACTCAGCTAGAACATAACGGATACCTTGAAAAAATTAAAAACGGCATCCCATTTGTAATTAAATCTGCAGACTTACCAAGTGTTAGCTGGGATGAAGTCTTATCAGTAATGAATGAAGATATCCTTAATGATATGGTAACGGAAAAAGTTTGGCTAAACGAGTACGGCTTTAGGATTACTAACATTGATAGGATTAATTCTGTCAAACCAATTACCGCACAGATGGAAGATCTCTTTGAGAAAGCGTCAAGATTCGTAGAGCTTGAAGATGGGGGTCATGAGCTGTACGTTAGCCTTACCACACAGGACAGAGCTTATGGTGGAAAGGTTCACATAGACATAGAGAACGTAATCTTCTGGGGATTATGTGGAATAAGTAATTGGACAATCTATGATGATGAAAACAAGCCAGTTATCACTGAAGACATTGGTCCAGGAGACTTGATCTTTTGCCCTATTGGAACTAAGCACAAGGTTGTAGCAGTAACACCAAGGGCAGGAATATCATTTAGTCTAGGTAGTTTAAGAGAGCAGTTTTAAGACATGCTCAGGTCTGGCTGACTAAAGACATTGGGTAGCCATCTCCCACTTGCCTATAAATTGCTAATCAATAGCAATAGTTTTTGGCTTCTTTTCCTCTGGTACTACTCGTACTAGAGTGATGCTCAAGATGCCGTCACGAGTTTCAGCCTTTAGAACCTCTGTGTGTTCTGGCAGACTAAATGATCGAACAAACTTACGGTTTGCAATGCCCTTGTGCAGGTATTCCTGACCCTCTGGCAAATCAATGTCGTTAGTGTTGTTCTTGATTGTTAGAACACCGTTGTGTACAGTTACATCCAGGTGATTCTTGTTTAGTCCAGCAACAGCGAACTCAAGGATCCACTCGTCAGAGTCTACCTTAATTACGTTGTATGGTGGATAAGATGCCTTTACTGGCTGATTGAATGCCTTCTCAAATTCCTGAGCAAGGTTTCCAAATGGGAAGAGGTCTCTTCCTAGGTGTGGTGTACGTGTGTATACCATATTATCATCTCCTAATATTTAGCGAGTTAATTGCCCCCAATTGGCAGGCATAACCATTATAGCAGATGGTATAATGGTTGTCTAGCAGAAAGTTAATAATGGCTAATATTTTAGTAGTAAGTTCTAACCTTAAAAAGTGGGTAAAGAACAGTGGTGGAGTTGAAAGAACAGCAACCCTAGCAGAGTCATTCCCAAATGACCATGTAACATTCCTGACATTTTCGTGGGACAGTCAGCAAGAAACAAACCACATTACCCCAAACCTGGTACAGATCGTTGAGCCAGTAGAGTCTATGGCATACAAGAAGCGAGAATTCTTTATTAGAAAGCAAGCTAAGAATAATTACGACATAGCATTTGATCTTTGTGAGCCATACCTTAAGCACTTTAGGAAAAGGGTATCAGACTTGGCTAGAAGTGCTGACATACTTATTCTTGACCACTATGCAACTGCCCCACTAATTCAGCATATTGATGGTATTCCTATTGTATATAACTCACACAATGCTGAGATTGTTATGGCTAACCAGATGTATCCAGATGACGAGTTTGCAGTAGAAGCTGTGAAGCGAATGGAAGGTATGGCAATCGCAAAAGCCAATGCTATTACCTACTGCTCACAGGAAGACTTGGAAGCGATGCAAGAGTTCTACGACCTATCTGGAAAAGAGCTTTTGTATATACCAAACGGTAGCGAGGAAAGAAATAAGATAGAGCCAAGTGCAAGAAAAGGTTCTAAGGATATAATCTTTGTTGGATCTGGTCATCCACCAAACAGCGTAGCATGTAAGAACGTTGTTAATGTTGCCAGGCTTGCACCAGGATACAACTTTATACTTTGTGGCGATGCATCTAACTCTGTTAAGTCTATTAAGGATTTGCCAAAGAATGTTATTCCTCTAGGAAGGGTGTCTGACGAAAAGCTTGATGATCTTTTTAGTAATTCATTTGCTTTTATCAACCTGATGGAGTCAGGAGCAGGCACACATCTAAAGATGATGAAAGCACTTAGCTATGGCATTCCAATTATTACGTCATCGATAGGTGCAAGAGGATTCTCTGAGCAAGAAATAGCGGACACTATGCTTATTGCTAACAATGCTGACGAGGCTCTAGAACAGATTGTATATTTGGGGGGTACTGATATATACCCCCAATTTGCAAATAAGGGATACGAGCTTTCTAAGAGCTTTTCCTGGACCACAATTAAGCAAGATTATGCCAAGTTCGTTGGATCAATTCTAGATGATGTGCAACTAAAAGAATCGATCATGCCTGTGCCGAAGCAAAAGAAGAAAGTTCTTATCTATTCAATCATTAGAAACAATGCAAAAAAGATTACACAATACAATAATCAGATACGAGCGATCGTTAAAGCATTGCCACAGTTTGATTTCTATCTATCTATTTATGAAAATGATTCTGATGATGGAACAAAGCAAAGACTATTCTCTCATGACTGGTCATTTCTATCTGGCGTATCAATCGTTTCTGAGGATATTGGTACAAGATTATTTGGCTCTACCAAGGATGAAGAGCGTGTTCACAATCTAGCCATTGCTAGAAACAAGGGAGTCCATGGTGGTGGCTTCATAGAGTTCGTTGACTATGTATTGATGGTTGAGGGTGACAATGTGTATACCCCAGAATCAGTAGTTAATTTGTTTAAGTTTGAAGACCAGGTGCCAGACTTCCATGTTGTATCTGCTGTTTCGCTAAGATCGAATGGCACTCACTATGACTGGTGGGCAACTAGAACATCTGCTGTATTTAATGAGCAGAACTCAGAGCTAGAACGTGACTGGAAGAGAAAGCAGTATGGTGAGTATTACTCTACATCTAATGGTCTTTGTCTGTACCGTGCTGAGCCATTCAGGAATGGCGTAAAGCATCACTGGATCAATACTGAAACCAAAGAGCCTGACTGTGAAATGGTTGTTCTATGCCAGAACTTTAGAGCTGCTGGATATGGCAATATCTATATAAACTATAAGTCATTCTCACAGCATTAAAAAACGGACCCTCAATTAAGAGAGTCCGTCTTATAGGTTATCCGCTACTGCTTAGCAGCTGGCTTACTACCGCCACCACCAGATGACTTCTTTGCAGCTGGCTTCTTTGCAGTTGCTGCCGTCTGCTGCTTCTTGTACTCAGCCTGTAGCTTTTCGATAGTCGCACGATTCTTCTCTACCCACTCCTTGGTAAGCACTGGCTCACCTGGTGTCAGCAAAGCTGTCTGCACCTCTGATGCCTTTGGAAGGCGACCGAATGCAGGATCGTTTGGATTAATGTATCGAATTGCTACTGGTAGCAGTGCTGCTACTAGCGAGTAAAGCAAGTCCTCAATTGGGACTCCTGCTAGATACAGTGCCACTGCAGCACCAAGTACTGAGCGACCGTATGAGGCTAGCAATTGCTTTAGTTGTGCGTTCATTGTTTCTCCTATTTAATTAGTCATTACGACTAGTTGTTTCTTCTGGCAAGAGATCTAATAGCTTTGTAGTAGATTGTGCAATCTTTTCTACATTGCCAGACTTTTTAGCATCATTAAACTCAGACAGAGCTGCCTGGAATTTTTCAATGTAGCTAAATGCCATATCCCTAGATTCTGACAGAAACTTGATAAAACCCTCTCGGTCAGCTGCTCCACTATTGCTAGTGGAAGCAACCAACTTCGAGTATTCATTTATTAAATTATTATTGTCTATCGTTAGTTGTAGCAACATCTGAACATTCTTCTTGTACAGAAGTCTGACTCGAATGTTGTCAATTGCGATATAGACAAAGAGCAGTGTTGCTACTGCATAGACTGCTATTTCTATCCAATTCATGCAGCTACCCTCTCTGTGTGTGTTACCCAGAAGTATTTGCAACCTTCACAGCAAGGCTGGTTAAGCTCACTGAATGCAGATACCTCAAATTGAAAATAAGCAATTGGATCTTTGTGGTAAAGGTTTGCTTGGTGAGTAGTTACAATACGCATCATGGTTTCAGAATTACTGTACCACTTTGGCATATCAGTACCCCAATACTCTCCAGCAATACCTTTGAGTTCAGCTATGTTTGCTTCATTCTTATCCGTTTTGATGCCACGCTGCTTAGCTTCTTTAACCATTGACATGGTGTAGCTATACAGCACAGCCTCGTGTCCTCTCCACATCTTAACTGCAGGATGGTTACGCCATCCACCAGTAGGCGAAAGATTGGACAGAACCTTAAGGATTTGATAGCACTCTAAGATCTGCTTGTTAAGACGCTTAGAGTCCAGCATATTTGCAGCTGTATCAAAGTCCTTAGACGGCAAGAATGTTTGCATCAGTATGTCTCTTTTCCACCTTCACGCACTAGCAAAACAATAGCTCCATTGTCTTCCAATGCTTTTTTTACTTTCACCATATATTCTACAGCACGACGCTTGTCTTCGTCAAGTAGTTTCATGAATTGATTTTCACTAGCCTTGACTGTAAGAAACGTATCATTATCAATAATCTGAAGATGAAAGTTCTTTGGTCCTGTGCCGTCTAATGAATGAAAAGCCATTCTCATTGCATCAGTGTACATTTTATTCCTTATCTGTTGTCAGATACTTCCAGGTTTCAGACCAGTCTGCCTTGGATCTATGTCTACCAAACTCACGAGAGATTTTCCCATTGTCTAGATAAACACCACCCCAAACACCGTAAGCCTTCTGAGAAACCCCAACAGCAAAGCATTGCCTCGCTACAGGACACTCAGAACATAGCTTATCGATAGCTGGTCTTAGCGCAAGATCTTCCTCGTACTTATCGAAGAAAAGCTCTACGTCAAAGTTTTGACAAGCAGCCTTCTCCATCCATTTGTGAGATTGCATTAGCTACCTCACAAACTTGTTTGGAATCTCCCAACCGTCTGCGGAAAGAGCAAATTTCTTTTGCGTGTACCACTTACCGTTGATAAACACTCCGTCTTGCTTTGTCCAAGCAGTAGGAGAGTACTTGCGCTCAACAACGTCCCAGCCAATCCAGTCCAAAGACTTGTTAGCTTCAACGATGTCTGTCATTTTTTCAAGTGAGTTAATCATCATTTTGATCACCTGTTAAATTACCTTTATTTATGGTTAGATATATAGCCATGCTATTCCGCAAGGCTTTGTGTGCCTGCCTTCTTGGCAGGAACTTTAATAGCGGTAGATTCCCACTTCGATATCTTTAGATTCTGCAAGCTCCACAAGATCCGAGTATGGCTCTTTTGGCTTGCTTAAGTATACGAAATAGTCTACGTCATGAATGTTTTCACGAATCCAGCTAGGAGGAACCTTGATTAGTTTAATCTTGATACCTCTAGCCTTCAAACTTCTCTCAGAGATGTTGGAAAACTCCATTGCCATTGAATTTATTTTAGCAGGTCCTGCTGAAAAAATCAAGAACTCATTGTCACCTTCTTGAAGCATTGACATTGCTGTGCCCATTGCTCTCAAAAAGATATTGTAATCTGAGAACGACTTAGTTCCCTGAATTGCTACTATCATTAGCCAATCCTTCCGTTAGTTTCTCTACAATAAAAATCATTTTATCCAACTCTATCTTATCAAGCGACATCATGTCAACAGGCGTAGCAGCTGCCTCTCCAATAGAAGATATCCCTTCGTCTGGGATGTCTGCAACAAATACTGTATTATCTTTAATCCAGTAAACTTTGTTTTCCATTGTAAGGAATCTGACAGAGTTCTCTTGCATGTGTTTGGATGCCTGACTGATTAGTGGCTTACCTGGTTTTAGCATAGCCATTATTTCATAGGCTGGTCTTAGCTGATCGTATACCCGACTTTGGCTAGAGCGTAGCTTGAGCTTACCCACCATAGGAATGCTCTTTGCTCTCAGTAAAGATACGATAACAACAGACGCTATGCCTATGGCTATACCAATAATGTATTCCATAAGTCTATTATACTAGCTACTTGCCAGATTTAGCTCTTGCTTTTGCCAATACTTCGAAGTCTTTAATCTTAGTTTCTCCCAAGTATCCCCAAGCATAACCATCATTGATCATCTTGTTATTGACAGACTCAGAAGACCCATCAAGGTATACCCAGCCGAGGATGCGACCATACTTCTCAGACGAGTCCATCTTCTCTGTACGAATTACAATATTCTTAGCAGCCTTAATCTGCTTCTTTAGGTATTCCTTAGCTTCCAAGCCAAGAACTTTCTCAGCCTTATCTGAGGTGCGTGACTCTGGGGTATCGATACCAGCCAGTCTAACACGTGACATAAACAAAATGTCAAAACCCAAATCAATTACAACGTCAATGGTATCTCCATCTACTACGTTGGTTACTTCTTTTACATAGTACTCGTACATTAGTTCTCGCTTCCTACCAATCTATTTTCGATTAGTCGTTCTCGTTCGTCTATAATATCGTATGCAAATGCTTTCATCTTTTCATTTGCAGACTCATTATTAGTAATCTTATTATAGTGATGGGAACAGAAGTAAAGTTCTCCTGTGACTCCAGTTACCCTCACGTATGCCTGGGCACTGCATCCAGGTCCATCACAACGATCAGTGGCGTTTAGTGTCCACTCTTGCTGTAGTGTCTGTTCCAATTACTTGTCCGTCCTGTAGAATCCGCTACCCTTAAACTGAATACCAATGCCACCAATTACTTGGACCATTCTGTACCCACACTTCTCACAGATGTGTTCTGGTGACGGCTCATGGATACTTCTAACCTCAGTAAAGCTATGTTCACAAGCCTTACAAACATATTCATATGTTGGCATTACTCAAATCTCTTTCTAATTCTCAGCCACGATCTTTCGTGAGTATAGTATAGCACGGACTCCCCCAATGTTTCAAGTAGTGCAATAGCAATACCCACGGCAAAACTACCAGTTAGTATATATCCTATAAGGACCATCCATGTAATATGGATTACGTACCAACTGATAGTTTTAGCCAGCGTATATTTTTTAGAATCTTCTCTTAAAAAACCCACAGATATCTTTTTCTAATTATGGTAGCTTAATTGACTGACCAACGCTAATCTTGCTAGCATCCTTGATGCCATTTAGCTTGACCAAAACAGCTACAGTTGTCTTGTGCTTTGCTGCAATACCACTTAGAGTATCTCCAGACTTTACCTTGTATACCTTGGCTGGTGCCTTTGCAGGTGCCTTAGCTACTGGCTTTGGTGCTACTGCAGGCTTAGCAGCTACTGGTGCAGCTACCTTGATAACTTCTGCAGGAGCATCTTCTGGAGTTGCCTCATTGGCAAATGCCTTTGCCTTTTCAGCGGTCATGAGTGCCTTGACAAAGCCAACTGGCTCAACAAAGCCCTTACCATCGGCAGACCATCCATGGCTCTTGCCCTTCCAGATTTCCCAGTGAAGGTGTACACCAGTAGACATACCAGATGTACCCATCTTACCAAGAACTGTTCCAGCAGTAACCTTCTGACCAACCTTAACCTGAATTGATCCAGGAACCAAGTGTGCGTATAGAGAGGTATAAAACTCTCCATCAATCTTGTGCTGAATAACTACGTAGTGACCAAAGCCACCACCAGGCGCAGTAGATACCTGAGCCTTTAGCACCTTTCCATCAGCAAAAGCCTCGATATACCAAGGACCCTTGCCTAGACCACAAATGTCTGTACCGTTGTGGTGCTTCTTTTCCTTTTTAACTGGGTGGATTCTCCAACCCATCTTGCTGGTGATCTTCCAGGTTTTACCCATAGCACCATCAATAGGATATTGATATTTTGACATAGTGTTTCTCCTTTATCTGTCAAAATAATTATACCATGCTACGCTATGGTGGCATGGTATAGAATATAATTTTTATTTGGCAGTCCGTATGGGATTCGAACCCACGATCTTCTCCTTGAAAGGGAGACGAGATAACCGCTACTCCAACGGACCATGGAGCCTCCTGTCAGGATTGAACTGACGACCTATCGCTTACAAGGCGATTGCTCTACCACTGAGCTAAGGAGGCGAAGCGACTCCGATGGGACTTGAACCCACGACCCCCACCGTGACAGGGTGGTGCTCTAACCAACTGAGCTACGAAGCCAAAAGTGAGTAGGTGGATTGCCTTTTACCACCAGTGCCTAGTCAATACGGCTCGTCATAGATCCGCTTTTGAGCACACCTACCCTTTATCCGCTAAGATGAACCGCTAAGTTCAGGTAGTGCCTTATCCCCCCCATTTGACTCTGAGGATTATTCAGCCATACTCCACAGAAACCGTCGTCTCTGTGTTTGCTCCCCACCCTAGATTCGAACTAGGAACCCACGAGTTAACAGCTCGTTGCTCTGCCGTTGAGCTAGTGAGGAAGGTGGTAGGGACGACAACGCCTACCTCGTCAGAGTAATTACCTCACTGATTCGCATATGGATCAATCTAGAATCACCATACTCAATCAGGTCATGTTATATCTATTATACACAAAACTCTATTTAGTTGTCAAGCAATTAAACCAAAAGTTTAATAACTGGTGAGCAAGGATCTCCGCCCTCTTCCCACTCTTTTTCTTCTTCTTCTGTCATGTATGGGTCTCCATCATGAGTATAACAGAATGGTTCGCTTATCCAACCTTTGTCAATACCCTGCTGAATCCACTCATGAAGATCTGAATGCTCAGTACTATCCATAAGAAAACCCTCTCTAGGTGATATATCTATAGTATACCAACCAGAGAGGGTTGTCAAGGGGTTACTAGAAAATTATTTTCCGTCGTTCTTGTCTACCTTTGCAAAAGCAGAGTTGATTTCGTCAAGTGTTAGCTTGCCGTCATCAAGGAATGCACGTGCTAGTCTTTCAACTACAGTAGCCACGCCAAGAATACCTGCCATGAAAACAGCTGATAGTAGATCAATTCCTACTACAGCTCCAGCACCAAGGACGCTAAGTCCAGATGCTGCAAACACAGCAAGAATTCTCCAGAGAACGTTTTTTAGGGTGTGCCAGCCACCTGTTACGCCTAGTTCTTCTTCCATACTATTCATCTCCTTCCTTTGGGTTTCTTAGTGGGTACGTTAGTGCCCATACTCCAAGTGTTCCCATAATGCAATAACCTACAATTGTCTTTGCAGATCCTTCTAATACTACCCAGGCTACGAACATACCGAGGAGTGTCCAAGACTGGTCTAGCATATCTTTAAGGAATTTTTTCATTAATTTATCCTCCTAGATGTTCCGCCACCCGAAGATGTTGCGGATGCTGCTGCTGATGTTGCTGCCGAGGTGGCAGCACTTACAGCACCAATTGCTGCCTGAGCAGCAATAACTGATGCAATAACCGTCTTCTCAGCCTGTTCACGGACTTGAGGAGCCATGTCTGCACCAACATTACCAATATTATTAAATACTTCTAGAGTTGCTCCAGCTACGTCACCAAGAAGCGGTATCGCTGCCAACTCTTCTGGAAGCTTTTCATCATCAGCCTCTGCTGCTACGGCTAGTGCTTCAAGAGCTTGCTGATATTCTTCAGATCCAGGAGCTGCAGTTTCAAATGTTTCCATTGCAGCTTCTACCAATTGTTCTACCTGAGCTTCAGTTAATTTCTCTGGCTCAACCTGGAGCAGTTCAGCAACTACCTCTTCTGATTTTGATGGCTCAGGCTCTGGCTTTTCTTCTTTAGCTTTTTCAGCCTCTAGCCTTTCAGCCTCAAGTCTTTCGGCTTCTAGTCTTGCCTTTTCAGCTGCCAAACGCTCTGCTTCTAATTTAGCAGCCTCTTCTGCTGCAACCCTCTCTGCCTCTATTCTGGCTTCTTCTGCTGCCTTTTCGGCTGCAATTCTTTCTGCCTCAAGCCTTTCTGCTTCTATCCTAGCTTCCTCTGCTGCTTTTTCAGCTGCGATTCTTTCTGCTTCTAAT